TGCGACAACGTCAACGTCAAACTACAAACAAAAGCCCAAAGAGCGAGAGGTGCGTGAACGAACCTATAAAAAACCCAAAGAGAGTAAAGAAGAATGGAAAAGACCGGCATTTAAGTCGACTGTTTTCGCCGCAGTTGATAATACCCAGGCACTCATTAATGATATTCGAACTGGATTGAATAAAATCAATGAAGCGAATTGTGAAGAAAAGATTACGATGTTTTTAGAGAAGATTGACGAAATTCGCGAATTGGTTGAGTTTGGAGATGAAATCGAAATGAATGAAAAGATGCGACAAGTATTTAATACAATTTATGCGGTTTGTATTTCCAACAAAATGTTTTCTAAAATATATGCAAATGCGTTAGTTAGAATCAGCGCCAAATACGAATACGAAATCAGTAGACTTATTAATGAAAAAATGACAGAATATTTAGAGTCAACTCAGAATATTGTAGATGTGGACTCAAATGTCGATTATGACGCATTTTGCGAGTTTACTACTCGAAATAGCAATCGTAAAAACATTACAAGTTTATTTTGCGAAATTGCAAAAACCAACAAGTATGAAGATATTAAAATTGAAAATATAAAAAATATTACATTAGATTTATTAAATCGAGTAATTGAATCAATAAGCACTGTAGAGAAACAAAAAGAGGTAGAGGAAATAACTGAAAATATTGTTATTATATTTAGCCATTTCGAGGTAGAATTAAAACCCGAATTTAAGTCAAAATTTGAAATGCTTGCATCATTTAAGACAAGCGAAAAACCGGGATTAACTAGCAGAACCAAATTTAAGTATATGGATTTAATTGGCAAATAAACCAAGTAAACCTTGTTTATATAATTGTTTTATTTTTTATGATAAAACAATTCAAATACTTTTATTAATACTTATTATATGAATGGTTGCTTCAAACATAAAACCCGAAATTGAATACAATGAATCCAAAAAAATCAATGAAGAAGACAAGGGGCATTCTACTTCAGTATATGAAGCAGAAATATTAGAAAAACGAGTCGCCATCTGTATTGGAAAAATCAAATATACATATACTGGAAAAGATGTCGTTTATTATCTGGTATATTTGATTAAAGACGAAGTTGTCAAATCGCAAATCGGCGTCCTCGAATTAAGAGCCCAAGATTTATCCAATTATATGGATAATGATGACAGTATCGATATTGAAAAATTTGCAAAAGATGGAAACCATTTTTTACTATATGGCTTTGTAAATAAAGATTATTTAGAATTGTCAAAATCAGACCCGTCTGTATTTTTTCTTCAAAAAGTTAACATTGATGAACCTGAATCAAAAGAGTTTGTAGAAGAGGAAGAAAAGGAATTGAACGTTCTCGAATTGCAACAAAAATATAATCCTCTTGTGAAAAAGAGAGAGAAAACCGAAGAAGAAATAACAAAAGATATTTTCGAAAAAATAGAGAACGCGGATATTCCAGAATTGCTGAAGGAAGAAACCAAAACTGATGCGGATAAACTTAAAAACGACTCTGCAAACTCAAATTGGGTGCAAAAGTTTATGAAAAATGATAATTTCCGAGTGCAAACCATTCCCGGAGATGGGGATTGTTTTTTCACCGTTATCAAAGAAGCATTCCGCCAAATTGGCAAAAAAACCACCATTGAAAAGTTGCGTAATATTGTAGCAAATTCTGCAAATCCGGAATTATACGATTATTATTCTGCAATTTACCATGGATTTTTAAATGAGATTTTAGAGAATGAAGCCAAAATTAAAAAAATAAAAGAGAATATCCGACAATTGAGAGAACGAGAAAAAACTATTACAAATAAAGCGGACGCAGTTCAGATAGTTAACCAAATTGATGCGTTAATTGGAGATGGAAAAAAGTTTACCAAATATATTGAAAATGCAAACAGAGACATCAGTCATTATGCTTTTATGGAAGATGTGAAATCGCTTGATGAATTGAGAGTTAAAATCCGCCGTTCTTCTTATTGGGCGGATGAATTTGCAATTTCAAAACTCGAGGAAAAACTAAATATTAAAATGATAATCATGTCCGAAGAAAATTTCAAGAGCGGTGCGGAAGACCAAGTTATGAAATGCGTAACTGGAACCGAAAACAATATTGCAAACCCAACACCCGAGTTTTATATTATGACTTCTTACACTGGAAACCACTATAATTTAATCTCATATAAAGACAAAAAAATATTGAAATTCTCGGAAATACCATATTACATTAAAACACTTATTGTCAACAAATGCATTGAGAGAAATGCGGGTGTTTTCAGTAACATAACCGATTTCCGAAACTTCCAAACTAATTTTGGAATTGATGCTGTTAACAATTCATATTTACCGGAATTGGTCCAAAGTGATAAATTTGATGACACCATTCATTTTATGTTTTACAATAATTCGGCTGATGCCAAACCAGGCAAAGGAAACGGAGAGAAGATTGGTAAAAATGATATGTTAGAATTTAGAGATTTGCAACTTGTGAAGGATTGGCGCAGAAAGTTAGACGACGAATATGTTTCTCCGTTTTTGTTTGCCAATAAAAACTGGCAAACCGTGGAACATTATTACCAAGCATCTAAATTTAAAAATGGATTCCCCGATTTTTATGCATCGTTCTCTCTTGATTCGTCGAGTGAAATATCAAATGATGTTAAAAAGGCGAAGGCAGCCGGTGGAAAAACTGGTAAATATGAAAAACTATTGCTAAGACCGAAAGAAGTTAAATTAGATTCTGATTTCTATGGTGGTAGAGACAAAGTTGAACGCTCAAATTCAGTTATGGCAAAATTCGAACAAAGTCCGGAATTGAAGAAAATGTTACTCGATACCAAAAAGGCAAAACTGCTTCATTTTGTTCGTGGAAGTGAACCAGAAATTGATGATGTTTTAATGGAAGTTCGTACGAAATTGAAGCCAAGTTTATAAACCGTATACGCAGTAAACCGTATACGCAGTAAACCGTATACGCAGTAAACCGTATACGCAGTAAACCGTATACGCAGTAAACCATAGACATAATAAATAAATATATTTTTTGTATTTATTTATTTCCAAATTATCTAAACGTAAACCGGCAATGCATCGATATCCATTATTTTACCAGATTTTAGGAGTTCCTCGCTGGGAGTAAATGCATATTTTGAAAACACGATGGTTTTTAGTTGTTCTGCCGGAGTTAAATTATTGACCGTTCTTGCAATCATTTTGTATAATTTAAAATCGGGGTATCTCTCCTGGCCGTTAGATTTATAAAGAACACTTTTACCATTATCATCATTGCACCACAATTCCACTATTTTCTCTAATGGCGTTTTTGAAACTTCATCACGACAAACAAAATCAAACAGAGAACATCCAAGTCGAGACAAATCAAAACTGGGGTTTGGATCTATTTGCGGTTTTTTGTCGTTGTAATATGGCTCGCAATTATATTGCGTGGCGGCGTCTCCGGAAGGAGAGAAACTGTCGCTACAAAACAATTTATTATTAAACTTGTAAATGGCTCGGCCAAAATCAATCAATTTAAATATGCGTCCATTCGTGGGAACTTTGTAAAACACGTCTCCAACCTTGTAGTATAGAAAATCCACATCTGTTTCAATAAACATGATATTGTTCGTATGCAAGTCGTTGTGTGTGAAATCGAATAATTTTTGGTAAGTTGTTAAAATCAAGATGATTTGCATGAGAACATCGATAAATTCTGTATCTTTCAGTTGTTTATTCATGATTAATCGGTCAAATGTCCCGGTGCATTTTTCTTGAAAAATAAGTTGAACTGGGAAATCATTCAAATAACTAAACATTGGGGCATCTTCTTCGAAAATAGAATCATCGGACTCATCAGAAGCGTCATTCGAGTCACCACTTTCACTTTCGGTCTCCCACTGAGTTTCTTCTGTTTCTTCTTCGGTTTTGTCAGATTCGCTGTCGTTTTCACTGTCATCTTCGCTACTGCTACCGCTTTGACTTTCATCATTCTTTGCACTTTCATATTCTAATTCCAATTGTGGCAGTTCATTTACATCATCGGATACATTTGGAACAGATATGTCTTCAAAATCGAGAGAAATTTCATCATCTTGAATATTTAATTTTTTCTTATTGGAACGAGAACCTTCGCCTGAGTATTCGCGCATAATAATGGACGCATCATCATCAATTGTAAAATATTTGTTGATATTATTTTGAAAGAACGGGCATTTTGTCAAAAAATCCAAATCGTCGGCAATGTTGTATCGAAATGTTTTCTGAATTCCTAAGAATGAGCCATAATATTCCACACCGTGAACCCAACCATGAGTATCTTTCATCATAGAAGTCAAATATGTAAACAATCCATCAACATAAGACGAATTGTTTACATCCAAAACCTTTGGCAAACAGACATCAACGGTGGAATTTAGTTTAGGCAGTGTTCGCGAAACAGAGGCTTCCAAATCGTATTTTCCACGTAAATAGTTCAATGGATCTAAAAGAGGAGAGAACTTTACAAAAATATCTTTTGATAAAAAAGAGTTTCCATCATGCACGGTTTTCAAATCATAAATTTGATACTTTTGGTTTAGGGTTATCTTATTATAATTGGTTTCGTCCATATCGAAGAATCGACTGTATACAGGATTATATGATTGGAGATCGTTAATATTGAATGGCTTATAGACGGCATCTTCATGTTGAATACCCATTTTTTCTAAATCAATTTTCTTAACTTTTTTGTAATTAATGCCGAATTTTTGTTCCATTATATTTTTTGAAGAGTTGCTTTTATATTTTACTTAACATATATATTTTAGTCATATTGAACTAATCGTTTCAATGGTGCATTTATTATCTTCTATTTACATATAATAAATTCAAATGACACTTGAATTGAAAAAATTTAATATGAAAGAAATCACATTTAACCCGAAAGAAAACAAAGGTCCTGTCATTGTTTTAATCGGTCGTCGTGATACCGGAAAAACGTTTTTAGTTAAAGATTTGCTTTATCATCATCAGGATATTCCTATTGGCACTGTTATTTCCGGGACAGAAGCCGGTAACGGATTTTACGGAGCCCTTGTTCCTAAACTGTTTATACACGAAGAGTACAACTCAATCTTAATAGAGAATGTATTAAGACGTCAAAAAACAGTCATGAAACAGTGCCAAACCGAAATCGAAACCTATAAAAAATGTTCCATCGACCCGCGAACATTCGTTATTCTTGATGACTGCCTTTACGACAGCAGTTGGACCAAGGATAAACTTATGCGCGCCCTATTTATGAATGGTGAAATTGTTTGCCTAAGTCATTCAAAAAAATGGCTAGTATGTAAAAATTTTTACATGCAACACGTCCAAATTGCGGAGACATCTCGATTTAGAACTAACAAAGTTCTTTGAAGGTTTATACTACTAAACGGCTATAGAAATATAGTCGCGGTTCATGTTAACTACATGAAGTACAGTAAAAAGGTATAAAATAGAGACAACCCGCAGCTCGTCATCTAAGTCCGCTATTGGTAAGGATATGATGATAGTTCAACGACTAAATGCCCGTGGGGTTGAGTAATCTAACCAATTACGATGATGCCTTAAGATATAGTCTAAACCCACTCGAGAGAGTGCAATGCCCATTTAAAAAGCATTGATTTGTTGATTTCAGAAAGAAATATCTGAATGAAAATGGTATAATTGAGACACTGGAAAGTTATGTTAATCATAACTATGCAATACCCACTGGGTATCCCGCCAAATCTCCGCACGAATATTGATTACGTTTTTATTTTGCGAGAGAATTATTTATCCAACAGAAAAAAGATTTGGGAGAACTATGCGTCTATGTTTCCAACATTAGAGTCATTTTGTTCTATAATGGACCAAACAACCGAGAATTACGAGTGCATGGTTATATCCAACAATGCCAAATCAAACAAGATAAACGACCAAGTATTCTGGTATAAAGCAGAGAACCGCCCCGATTTCAAATTGGGGTCGAAAGAATTCTGGGAATTATCGAAGAATATGACAGACGATGATGGAGACGAATATGACCCAAATGCGAAAAAGAAGTCCAAGGGACAAAATATTATGGTTAAAAAAACCAATGGTAAGTGGTAACGAAGCACTTACAATGTAGTAAAAATCTTAGAAAAAATAACAATTTATTTTGTCTAACTTTATGTGTTTATTTTTTGTTTTTTTGCGTTTTTCGATTTTTTTGATTTTTTTTAGATTTTCTCTTACCGTCATTTCTCTTACCATCATTTCTCTTACCGTCATTTCTCTTACCATCATTTTTTTTATCCGCAGGTTTAATTGTCAATAATACATTCTCTGAATATTTATTATCATATTCATCCCGTAAAATGCCGATTACTTCTTTAAAATCCATAGTTTCTAATTGTTCTTTAATTGGTTTCAAGAATTCAGACCAATCACACTTATGGGATTTAAATCTTTCAAGAAATTCGTTATTCATTCTAATAGTTTCTTCTATCTCAAATTTAGAATTATTTTCCATTTTATTATTTTCAGAAACAATTTCAAAAACATTTTCAATTTTTTGAGCTCTTCCTCCAAAATATAAATGAGGATAATTAACTTGCATCTGTTCTCTTAATAAATCTATAACATTATCAATATTCGCATTTAGAGCCGGAAAATTTGCAACAAATAGTGGTCTAAGTGTATTTAAATATAAAATTTTTTGTACACGAAACTCTCTATACATATCGTATGTAATATCCCATCTTCTGCCTATATGATTGTCTGTATAAAAATATTCAAATGGATAAACATAAGTAATATTATTTGCTACTCTTCCAGCAACAACTAATGCCATATCTTCCGGCGTAATACGGGTTGTCCTACCAAAATCAAGAATAATTGCTCTTCCTAAAAAAGCAGGATCATTCGAGAAATATGGATAGTTTGGATTAATCATAACATTACCAAAATGTGCGTCACCGTGAAAAAAACCATAAATATTTAATTTTGTAAATTCGTATTGAATAATACGATATAAATACCTACTCCGTTCTAATGTAAAATCATAATTGCCATTTGGAAGTCTTGGAAGAACCTCATATGCCGGCCTAAATCCTTCCATCATTTCCATAGCTATACATCTCAATTGAATAGTGCCAGCTACACCACCTAGTATTTGATTTAATTGGACTTGTTGATCATTAGTTAATCCTGGTAGAATCCCAGCAACCATAAAGCCAGTGCCTACAATAGAAGGACATAAAGAATCTAAAAAAGAACTTTCTGACATTAAAGTTGTTCTATATATTTGTTTTTGAGTATCAATTTCTGCTTGAAAATCAGCTAAAGTTGCTACTTCAATACCATTATGTGGAATTCTATTCGGAATAGGATAGAATGCTGTATCAGCTGCATTATTATCAACTAACATTAGTTTTACAAATAATTGTCTAACATGGGCGTCTAAATTATTTGATCTACATGATCTAAAATTACTATTTATACCAGCATTTAAATTAGCCAAAACCGCCATACAAGATATTGTACCATTTGATAAAAATGTATATGTGCTATTATCTAAAAAATCAATCATTGCTTGATCGCGGGTTCCTTGATATAAAGATGATAACCGCACACCTCCCTTAATTTTTTTAGTTTTTGTCATTATATATAATAAAAAGATTATAGAAAAAAACTTAGAACAAAATAACACTATTATGTATATGAACCTTGGAAAAACTCCTATCATAATAATCGGCGCCGGCGTGGCCGGATTAACGATTGCTTCAAAACTAAACCATGAAGATTATATCATATTGGAAGCAAGAGACCGCATCGGTGGTCGTATTTTAACAAACAGTAATAATTTAGATGATGGCGCAGCGTGGGTGCACGGATTGTGTGAAAACCCTTTAACAAAAATATTACGGTCAGATGACCTTATTTCTGTCGCCGAATGCAACCCGTGGATGCAT